ATAAAAGATAACAAAGAAATGAAACAGATAATATTAGAACAAAATAACACTATTAATAATTTAGTAAAAAACGGAATAACAACTAACAATACATTAATAAATAATAATTCAAATAACAATACATTTAACTTACAATTCTTTTTAAACGAGACATGTAAGGATGCTATGAATATTAGTGATTTTGTAGATTCACTTAATTTACAACTTTCTGATTTAGAAGATGTCGGAAAATTTGGTTATGTTGAAGGCATTTCAAATATAATAATAAAAAACTTAAAATTATTAGATGAAACAAAAAGACCTGTTCATTGTACGGATAAAAAGAGAGAAACTATTTACATAAAAGATCAAGGACAATGGGAAAAGGAAGATGATAACAAAACAAAGTTAAGAAAATCAATAAGAAAAATTGCTCATAAAAATATAAGATTGATTACACAATTTCGAGAGAAATATCCAGAATGTAAAAAATCCGAATCTATTATTTCGGATAGATATAATAAAATGATTATAGAAGCAATGGGAGGACCAGGAGACAATACTCTTGAAAAAGAGGAAAAAATAATGAAAAATATAGCAAAAACAGTAGTAATAAATAAATAAACAAAAATGTTCTTTAAATTTATTTTAAATATATATATTTTAGATACTTAAAGAAAAAAGTAAAAAAAACGATTTTCATAAAGTATTTTGTTTTTTTGAAAAATGGACAAAAATAAATGTCCAAAATTTGAAAAACCAAAATACTTTATGAAAAAAGAAAGGATTCGCTGCATATTGAAAAATTATCGTAAGGACACAAAAAAAATAATTTTCATTTTGTTACGATATTTTTAAAAATTTATTTTACGAAAAGTATTTAGGGGATTTTTCTGTTAACTATATAGTTAACAAATGGAAACAAAAAATCCCCAAAAAATCCCCAAATATACTTGTTATAATTGTAACATCATAACTAATAACAAAAAAGATTATGAAAAACATATTTTAACAGGTAAACACAAAAATAGCTGTCTAGTTAACACTGAGTTAACAAAAAATCCCCAAATATCCCAAAGTCTAAGTCAAAACACTTTTATTTGTGAATTTTGCGAAAAAATATATAAGTCTAGAGTTGGTTTATGGAAACATAAAAAAATGTGTAATAATTTAAGTAATCAAAGTGAATGTCAAAACCAAAATTCTATAATCACAAAAGATTTAATTATGGAACTCATGAAAGATAATAAAGAAATGAAACAAATAATATTGGATCAAAATAATACAATTAATAATTTAGTAAAAAATGGTATAATAACTAATAATACATCAATAAATAACAATTCGTTTAGCAATACATTTAATTTACAATTCTTTTTAAATGAAACATGTAAAGATGCCATGAATATTACAGATTTTGTTGATTCACTGAATTTACAATTATCAGATTTAGAAGACGTAGGTAAATTAGGTTACATTGAAGGTATTTCGAGTATAATTATAAAAAACTTAAAATCGTTAGATGAGACAAAACGACCACTTCACTGCACAGATAAAAAGAGAGAAACAATTTATATAAAAGACCAAGGACAATGGAAAAAGGAAGATGATAATAAAACAAGGCTAAGGAATTCAATAAGAAAAATAGCCCATAAAAATATACGGTTAATAACACAATTTCGAGAGAAATATCCAGAATATAGAAACTCCGATTCTATAGTTTCAGATAAATACAATAAAATGGTTATAGAAGCGATGGGCGGTCATGGTGATAATACTCTTGAAAAAGAGGAAAAAATAATGAAAAATATAGCTAAAAATATAGTTATAAATAAATAAATTTACAAATAAATAAATAATAATCGATATTTTATTTATTTATTAACAATTTATATCAATAAATTTGTATGAAATAGTTCATTTAAAACTTTGTCCATTAAACCAATGAAATCATCTTTACATAATGTCAGAGTAACACCGTGAGCCATAGCTAAAACTAATTGAGTTTTTACAAAATTATCACTAGGTTTAATTCCAAGATTAGACAATTCTTTACTACTCAAATAACTTTTTAATTTTGAGAGAAATTTATAGATTTGAAATTGATTTGCTTTTTTTGAATTATGTATAGTTTCATTAATAATGTCCTGTAAAAATGTTACAATATTATTGTAATGATTTTGTGGAATTTGTTGTAAGATTCCTTCAGGTTCTATTATACCTGAATTTAATATTTTTTCTGCTGATTGTCTAGGCGAAACTTCAAACATTTGAGTTAAAACATCAAATAATAATCCTTTATAATTAGGTTCTACTTTATAAATAATACCAAAGTCAATAATACCAATCTTAAAATTATATTTGTTGTCATTTTTATTTTTATTTTTAATGAATAATATATTTCCACTATGTAAATCGCCATGTGTAACTCCGTGAATAATGGTTGTAACTAATCCAAATTTAACAACTAACTTAGCAAATGATTCATAATCTTCTTGTTTAATTTGATGAATTTTAATCCCTTCGATATAATCCATAACAATTATGTCAGGATATTGTTCAGTTATCTCTCTATTAGCAGTCGGAACAATTATATATTTTAAGTTCTTACAGTTATTTCTAATTAGATTCATATTATCAACTTCTTCTAAAAAATTTGTTTGATGTCTTATAATTTCAACGTTTTTATTTACTACTTCTGAAAGTTGATATTTATTGATTATTGGTATAAAAGATAATATATACATTAAAAATAATAAATTATCGATGGCTTCATTTAATTTTTCTTCAATATTTTTACGTTTCATTTTAATTATAACAGGAGTATTAATTTCGTTTTTTCTATATCCTTTAAATACTAGAGATATCATACCAGAATTTATTGGAATTTCATAGCCAGATTTAAGAATTATATCATATTTATCAGATATTTCATTTAATTGAATTAAATTATAATCATTAAAAGTCCATGGAGCATTATCTGTAAATTGTAATAATTTATTATTTGTAATATCATCAATAAAATGATTATTTAGAGCAAATGCCTGAAATATTTTAACATATAATATGTTAATTGATGATAAACGTTTTGTTAAATTATCTATTAATCTTGAAAAATCTTTACACATTAAATATGAAAAAAATTCACTTAGAAGAATTTGAAAAACTTTCAAACAAAACAATATGCTTTTAAAATTTTTATTTATCATATTATAATCTATAATCTAACCTTTTCTATAAATTGTTTTACTCTATTAAATATTTTAAATATAATTAAACCAATCATTTTTTCAGCAAAAGACGGAACATTCATGTTTTCGTTAAACGAAATATCAAATGTAAATAAAATTTTATGAGGTGTTATGATATCACAATTACATATCATAATTTGTAATGGTAATTGTTGAGAATCTATAGGCATACCTTCTGGACGTTCAGATTTTATAGATTGAGATATAAATGTAATTTTATTTTCATCAATATATTTTTTTACATTTACATAAGTAAATCTTTGAGGCATTCCTAAATCTTCAAATAAACTTTTCATTAACATAGTCATAATCGCTTCATTTTCGTTAATAATTTGTAAATTGACTTTTTCATAAATATCACCGTTTAAGTCATAAATAAGTTTTATTAAATTAAAATCAATAATTTGATTAAGAATAATGAATGAATTTTCTATAGTAAATTTAAGACTATATTTGTTTTTAATAACCTTAACAAACTCAAACCCTTCTTTAGTATATAAAATTTCAGGTTTTTCCATTTTAAATTAAACTCGTATTTTAATTTAAACTAAATAACTCATATTCATATATAAATAATGGACAATCTATTTGAAAAACTAAATACGCCTATAATTAGTGCGAGTGGTTGTTGGGCTTCAACAGAAGAACAAATTGTAGAATTATTAAATTCAAATATAGGTGCTATTACATTAAAAACATGTACTTTGTTTTCAAAAGACGGAAATAAAGAACCAAACTTTTATAGAGATGGTGAAATTACATTTAATTCAAAAGGTCTTCCTAATAAAGGATATAGTTATTATAGAGATATTTTAATTAAATATAATATTGAAGGAAATAAACCATTTATAGTCTCAGTATCATATGAAAGTATCGACAAAATAAATATAATACTAGACGATATAAACGGTATATCAGTAAAAAATACTTTTGTAGAGTTAAATTTAAGTTGTCCAAATATTAAATGTGATGATGGTATTATTGGTTATAATTTAGATCAAATAAGTATTTTATTGGATAATTTAAAAAATTATGATAATTTAACTATTGGTTTAAAACTGCCACCATACTTAGATATAATATTAATAAAAAACTTATGTCATATATTAAATAAAAATTTAAAAATAATAAAATTTATAACATTATGTAATTCAATTCCAAATACAATACATTTATATAATCAAGAACCTGTACTAAGTACACTTCTTGGTGGAATGTCTGGAAAAATAAATAAATATATTAGTTTAGGTAATATTTCATTATTTAATAATTATCTAGATAAAAGAATTACGATAATAGGATGCGGTGGAATAAGTAATTTATGCGATATTTTAGATTATGAAAAAATGGGAGTAAAATATTATCAAATAGCAAGTTATTTTTATGATGAAAATAATAATAAATTAGATATAGAAAATATAAATTTATTAATTGAGAGTTATAATTTTTATAAAAAATAATAAAAAAAGAATTTAAAAAAATATTAAGGAATATATAGAAATGGACGCATCCGAGACTTCTTTGTTAATCAACACAAAACACTTTCACTATGTTGTGAGCAAACTACGTGAGTTTTTTATTGCAAGGGGGTTTTTAGAATGTCATACTCAAAATAGACTTTCAATATTGGCGGCTTGTGAAGATCCTTCTACCATAAGGACGTTTAATTACAATAATAAAATTTATCCTTTACCTCAAACAGGTCAAATGTGGCTAGAATATGAACTTTTAACTAATCAAAATTGTCCGGGTTATTTTTGTGTTAGTACTAGTTATCGTTATGAGCCAAATCCGATTCCTGGTAGACATTGTTTAATTTTTCCTATGTTTGAATTTGAATTAAAAGGAGATATGAATGAATTAGAAAAAATGGAACGTGATTTGTTAGAGCATCTTGGATACAATAAAAAATGCGAATTTAAAGAAGGTAATTATTTAGATGTTGCGAGTGAATATCAAGTTGAAGATATTAGCCATGAAATTGAACAAAAATTATATGAAGAAAAGGGTCCTGTATTCTTTTTGAAAAATTTTCCGGAATATACAAGTCCATTTTGGAATATGTCACGTAATCAAGAAGCAGGAACAGCAAATAAGATTGATGTGATATTGAGTGGAATGGAAACAATTGGAAGCGCCGAACGTAGTTGTGATGTTAATGATATGTTGGAAAGATTTAAAACTATTAGTGATGGTGGTTATGCTCAAATATTATATGACAAGTTTGGTCAAGAGAGAGTAGATGGAGAGTTAGAAGAATTCTTGCGGCATAATTTTATTACAAGGAGCGGTGGAGGAATAGGCGTAACTCGTCTTATATCTTCTATGTTAAAGGAAGGGCTAATTCCAGAAGAATATCTATAAATATATAAAAAATATTATTATTATATAAATTAAAATTGAAACTAATTAAATACTTAATTTATATGATATGAATGGATAACGATATTTCAATTATGAATCCTACGTTTATATTTGTAGACGGTAGTTATTATTGCTTTTATAGATATTTTGCTTTACAACAATGGTGGAAAAATGCATATCCTGATGAACCATTAGACGATCCATATGAAAATATAACATTTGTTGATAAATTTCGTAAAACATTTATAGATAACTTAGAACAAATTCCTAAGAAATTGAAAATTCATAAAGAAGCCGTAAAACCTATTTTAATTGTTGGAAAAGATTGTAAGAGAGAAAATATTTGGCGAAATGAGCTTTTTAAAGATTATAAGGCTAATCGTGCGAATGGTCAAGAAGATGGCTTTATGGGTGGTCCATTCTTTAAAATGGCATATGAAGAAGAATTATTTCAAAAAGGTGGAGCAAAAGCCATATTAAAACATCCGCGTTTAGAGGCTGATGATTGTATAGCAATATCAGTAAAATACTTATTAAGTAAATATCCTAAATGTAAAATATATATTATAACTAGTGATCGTGATTATTTACAATTAAACGCTGATAATGTTAATTTATATACATTAACATATAAAAACTTAGCTGAAGGTAAAACATCTACAGGAAACGCTGAAAATGATTTAAGAATAAAAATTTTGATGGGTGATACAAGTGATAATATACCATCTGTATTTCCTAAATGTGGTCTTAAAACAGCACAAAAATGTATCGAAGATGAAGTATTCTTTAAAAAAAAAATGGGAAATAATCAAGAATATTATGAACGATATGAATTAAATAAAAAATTAGTGAGTTTCGACGAAATACCGAATGAATTAGTAGAAGAATTCATGGAAACTATAAAAAAATAAAATATATAAATTATAATGATTTAAATTTTTTTTTGTATTATATAGAATGAATAGTATTTCTTCTATTGTAGATGATAATAACAATTTAAATATAAAAATGTTTATATTAGATCCTTTATCAGTTATAGTAAAATTAGCGATTCTCTCGAATAAACCAGTAGGCACTAAATTATTAATACAAAATAACGTAATATACTTTCAAGAACCAGGACCATTTCAAGCATTATGTAGAATCATTTATAAATCAAACAAAACTGATTTACAATTTATGTATAATCCAGTTAATGTAGCGTGTTTGTATTTTCTCTCCAAGTCTTTTGTTGAAGAAACTCCTAGAATTAAAAATTTATTTATATGTGCTCAAAATGGTCTAAAAAAATTAATAGAAACATATAAAACATGTTCAATAATAACACTTACGTTAAATTATTATTATGCATTATTAACAAATCATATTAATCAAATTTATAACGAAAATATGTTTATTAAGGATAATTTTACATGTTATTATACTCAAGACGTATGTGAACGATTAAATAAACAATGGACCGATGAAAAAATAAAAGTAATATTAGATATCATATCATTTTTATTAAAACATAATGATAATCCGAATAATGTAAAATCATTAGAAACGATAATGGAATCTATTGATACAAATACTCAAATATTAATTAATGGTATTTTTTAAAAATTAAATTTAGACAAGCTGAAGTCGATAAGCCTAGAAAAAAACCATTTACAAAAAGGGATAAGATAAAATTATGAATATTATGATCCTTATTGTAACAAGTTAATAATGTTTTATTAATTTCGTTAATCGAAATCGATAATAAATAAAATGAACCGAATGATACAGCAGTTAAAGGTATAATATCTTCTAAAGACATTTAATATACTTGTTAATTAATCTTTAAATTAATTATTTAATATAATTCGCTAATAGGTAAATCATCACGAATAAAATATGCTTCCCCTTCTCTCGTCCATTGAATAACCATTGTTATAATTTCTACACCAGAATTAACAGCATCTATAAAAGCCTGTCTATATTCTGGATCAATAATAGAAGGTTGGAATCTATTAATATCTGTTCGTTGTATTACATAACACATAATACAACGAGTTTTAGACATACGTTTAATTAGCGCTAGTTCATTGATATGCTTTAATGCTCTTGGGCTTACAGGGTCGCTAGTTTTTTTTCGGTATCCGTCAGGAAAGTAAGCGACTTTTGAATTAATTTCTCTATTTTCAAAAGATAAAGATAATTTTTTACGGTCTTTAGCTGTAACATCTTCATAATCCGCAAGTGGAACATTTTTAACTTCTAAAATAAATGGTATATCATTTTGATCAATTCCAGAAAAATCAAATCTAGAGTCAACTAAATTTGGAACAAATATTTTTGTTTCTTTTTTATAAGATTTTATATTTTGAAGTTTTTGAAATAGATTATTTTTAAGAGCAGATTCAGTTAATTGCTCAGCCAATTTAGGATAAATTCCAACAATGGTTTCGGTTTCTTTCTCTCTAATAATAGATAAATAAACTCTATATTCACAAGATAATTTATCAGATATATTTTTTGTTTTAGGAATTGATGACATCAAAACAGAAGCACCAACATCAGATAACCCACAACAACCTAATGAAGCAGTATGCCCTAATATTGTGTTGTCTTCAGTGGATATTTTAATGTCTGCAACATAAGGAGATTTAATATATTTTGAAGGTCTCTTAATAATTTCACCTTCTATTAAGTTGTTAATTTTAAGAAGTAATGTCATTTATTTTTATGTTTATTTAACGTTAAAATAAAAGTATTCAATTTTTTATTAAATGTATATAATTATATAGTAATATATTAGTAATGAATAAAGATTTAAATATGAATATGATTCCAGATCAATTAAATATAACAATACGCACAAGTATACCAGGTTATCAAAAAATAGAATATAAACCTCAAATGAGTATTAAAAATACTGAAGAAAAGACTGTAAAATTTAATCCTTTAATTAAATTAAATAAGTCTATAATCGATAAAATACCTGAAGAATATAGAATAAAAGAATTTTTCAATAAGGGATTATTTGAATCAATGTTGAATTATAATAATGGTAAGCCAGCAACGAATTTAATTCATGCTAAACGTAATGGTTATATTGATAATAATATAAAAGTAACATTAGATACAATATTTCCAACAAATTCTGTAATATATATTGGAAAAAATCCATATGTTATAGGTGATGTTCAATGGACAACCGGAGATTGGAAAATGGAGTTAAAATATAAAAAGTTAGATATAGACATTACTAAAATTCGTGATCCTAGATTATATGGTGAATTAGTAAAAGATGAAATAATCAGTGGAGAGAAACAATTAAATGAATTTCCAAAAGAAGTTTTAACTGGAAATAACTATAATGGTCCTCCTGTTGTAGCAAGAGGAATAGAAAAAGAACCAGAAACAAAAGAATCAGAAACAAAACAACCAGAAACAAAAGAATCAGAAACAAAACAACCAGAAACAAAACAACCAGAAACAAAACAACCAGAAAATCAAGAATTAGTTAAATATAAGCCTACAGTTAAGCCTGAACAAGAATTAGTTAAATATAATCCTATAGTTAAGCCTGAACAAGAATTAGTTAAATATAATCCTATAGTTAAGCCTGAAGTATTACAAAAACAAATTGAACCATCTGAAAATGAAAATAATGTTCAAAAAAAGGTATTACAAATTGAAAATAAACCAACAGAAAAAGAAGAAATTAGTAATAATGTTGAAGAAATAACACCAGAAGAAGAAAGATTACATGATATTATTAAAGAAAATTTAAATTATTCGATAAATGAAACAAAATTCATTGTTAATTACTTTAAATTAAACGCATTTTATAACACGTTAAATGGTCTTTATATATATTTTACAAAACAACAAAAAAATATGATAAATGATTTTTATAAAATAACAACAAACACACAAATTAAACCGAACGCCATTAATTTAAGCAAAACAGCATACAATAATTTAGTCGAAAGAATATCAATAATTAAAACGATAGGAGATGGAAATTGTTTTTTTGAAGCTGTATCAACTGGAATTAATATTTACAATATGGAAAATCTTAAGGATAAAATAACATATGCGAATTATGGTATAAAGCAAATATATACGATACAAATAATTCGTGAAATAGTTTTTAGATATATAGATAATTTTACGAGTGAAGAAAAAAATAATTTATTACAAATTGCTAGTGTTTTAGCAAATGATTTAAATAACATATTTAAAAATCAAATTGATGACTTAGAATTATCAAATGAAGAGTATATAGAAAATATGAATTCAGTTTATAATTCAAGTGATAATTTTTTAGTTTATAAACCAAACACAGTTCCGATAGATGTAGATGACTATTATATTCCTTTTAGAGCCTTATCGTTAAATGAAATAGAGAGATATATAAAAAGCAAAGATTATTGGGCTAATGATATAGCAATAGACGCTATATGTAATATTTTAAAAATAAATATAATTACAATAGAAAAATATAATCAAATACTTAGAATACCTTATTTAAATTTTAATAAAAATAGATTATGTCAAAACAAATGCTTATTTTTGTATTATAAAAATCACCATTATGATCTGATGAGATTTAATTATAATAAACAACTAGTTCAAGAAAAAGATATGATGAAAAAACTATTAAATATAAAAAAATATTATACGATATTTGATATAAATAAAATGCCTCCACCATTACATATATTACTATTAATTTTTGGATCATATTATATAAAATTAAATAATGAAAATAAATTACGTTTCAAATTTTATAATAGCATTATGGATGGTTTTGATACATCAATAGATAAAAAATTAGCAAATCTAAATATAAAAGAATTTAACTTATTTACAAATAATTTTAACAGTTTATTTCCTGGTAGTGAAGAGAGAATAAATAATTTATATAAAAAAATACAAGATAATTCTGAAGAAAATATAGAATATCCACAAATAGAAGACGCAAAATCAGAAGAATCAGAAGATACAGAATTAGAAGATAAAAATATTGATAATGTTGGAGGTGCTATATCTAATAATATAAATTATTATGGTGGTCCTAACATATATAAAAAACCTGAATCTAAATTTGCATATTCAATAACGATAGATATGGAATTATTTCCAGGAACTACATTAACGCAAGAACAGTTAAAAGAATTAAAATGTAATTCAAAATATAATATGATAAGAAAAGCTTATGCCGATTTTATGGGAAAGCCATATATTATTCCGCCAGTTTATAATAAAACTAATAAAAATAATAAAATTAATAAAAATAAAGATAATTCAAAAACTAAAAAAAATAAACCTACATAATTAAATCATTATTATTTTATTTAATTATTATATACGACAATTATGGATAATGATTTAAATCTACCAGAACCATTATACGTTAAAAAAGGTATAGCCAAAGATATTGACGAATTAGAAAAAAAAGGAGATAATATTTTTTCGTTTGATGGACTTTTAGAAATAGAAACTATATTTCAGTTGTATCTATTAAAAAAATATAAATCAAAATGTATTCCATATTCTCAAGTTGATGTTATAAGTGGAAAGAGAATATTAGGTATAACGTTAAATTTAAAGTTAAGATATACTTCTTTTGAAGATGAGAATATACGTAAACATTTTACAAACTTGGCTAAAAACATAGCTGATTGTGTAAAAAGAGGTGAAAAAACAATTATAATTCCATTAACTTATGAGAGAAGTAATTCGGGTCATGCGAATATTTTAATTTATAGGAGAAAAACAAACGAATTAGAACATTTTGAACCACATGGTAGTGATTATATGGGTGATATAAAACTACAAGAAGCATCAAAAAAACTTCTATTGACATTTACAAATATTTTAAATAACGAATTAAAAAAAGATAATCTACCTGAAGTAAAATATATAGAAGCTTCTCAAGTTTGTCCTTATATAGAAGGTTTACAAATTTTAGAACTAAAAAGTGAACTGAGATTAAGTAAAACAGAACCACCTGGTTATTGTGCTGCTTGGAGTATGTTTTTTATGGAATTATGTTTAAAAAATCCAGATATTTCAAGTAGAGATATTTTGACAAATATTTATAATTATTTAGCAAGCAAACCAGAGTCATCTAATTATTTGAGAAAAGTAATAAGAGGATATTCTGGATACATATACGAAAAATTTGAAAAATATCTCTCTGTATTTTTTAAAAGAAAATTAAATATAGATGACATAAAAATTTTTTATAAGAAAAATGATGATGAAAGAATAACAAAACTTAGGGAAGTTTTAAATATATTAGCTTTATTAGAATTTAGAATGGTAACAGAACCAGATTTTAACTTAAATAATGAATTAAAAAAAACGAAAAAAGAATTTTATAATTTAACAAAAGGAAAAACAAAAGAAGAAATAAGACAACAAATGAAAACACGATTATATTTAAAAAATTTGTATTATAAAAAAAGAATATTACAAAATTATGAAGAATATGATAAATATGATAGAGTTTCAGAACCTATAATTGATTCACCATTAGAAATTAAGAGAGAAGACATAAAAAATTTAAATGTATTAACAAAAAAAATAAGAGAAATTCCGGAAAAAAAACAAAAAACAATTAAAAATAAATCACCAAAAAGTAAAACAATAAAAAACAAATCAGAAAAAACCATTAAAAACATTAAAAATATTGAAATAGTAAAATAACAAAAACACATTTAACAAATATATTTAACAAATTAATTGAAACTTACTTATAAAATATATAAGTAATAATTATATTTTTGTCTCATTTTTCTTTTCGGTTGGTCTAATAACTTAAATTCTTAATTTCCATTATTAAATCTTTCAAAATCGAATTTTGTATAAGCTTCTTTTTGTTGTTTTCTTTGTTTCTCTCGTTTAGCTTTTTCAAGGACAGCAATAGCAGCAGCTAATTCAGGTTCACTAACTTCACCATCACTATTTGTATCAACGAGCTTATGTAATACTCTATATTTATATGGGACTATACACAACGAACATTCTTCGTTAAACAAATAATCAGATAAAATAGTGAAGACAGCAGTTAATCCTAACGCAGTATAGATATCACGAGTACCCATCCATGCCATAGCAAAAACTAATAGTTGTTTTGTTACAGAATATTTCATATATTCTTCAGTAGAACGACTAAATTGGATTTGAATAAATTTAGAACCTACGTTTAAGAGTATCATAATTACACCAGCAAAAAATTTACTATTATTCAAATACATTATATGGTGGTTTAAATATGATAATCCATTAATTATAGGTGTAAATAACGTAGGTTTTCCGCCAAGTTGTAAATTATCGTTAGTATTATTTAAATTTATTGGTTGTGTTTGTGGTGGTAGAGCACTTGACATATAATAAAATAATATATTATTATATTTAAAAATATTATATTATTTCAAATTTTCTAAAAAGATTTGAAAAATCTAATGAAGATTTATCGTAAAATCCTTCGTAACCTATACGCATATTTCTTGCGAACGGTCTATAGTATTCTTTAATTTTTTTTGGTATAAAAGCTTCTTTAATATTGGTAAAACAAATTTGAGTGAATAAACAAAATAATATTATAAATATTAAAAAAATAAATAAATAAGTTTTATTCATATATATTTAAAACATAAATTAATTAAAGGGAGTTAATAAATCAGAGAATATAGATTTTTCAGATGGTAGAACATCATCATTTTGGCTTTTTGAAATAGAAATAGTATTAGATTGTTTACCTCTTAAAATGTTTAATTCTCTATCTGACATACAAAACCCTTCACGTCCTTCAGGATTACTTGTTTTAGGAGTTATATCTGTTGTAACAGTAGTAGTTTCAGTTGGTTTTTTATCTTTAAGTTTTTGAATTTTATCTTTTAATTGATCTTTAATGTTTCCGTCCGTAAAACCTTCATAATAATTATAACTTTGTATAACATTGACATCATTGTAATTAAAAGCAATAATAATAAATAAAACTGCAACTAAACCAGTCATTTTATTGGAATAAGCAATTAAACATATAAAAGTAATTAATAAAAATCTTCCTAAATATGTATTGATTAAGAAATCAAAAAATTTAGATTGACTTAATAAAATAACAAGAATTAAAGTAAATATAACACCTACATTATTATTCTTTAAAAGCTTCATATATAAATATTCTTATAAAATTAATTTTTAAAATATTTATTTCAGTGTGTTTTACAAATTATTATCTAAATTTTTTATAAGAGAATGTCTTTAGCAATGTTCGCAGCTTCAATAAACGATAATTCAAATATTACATTACCAAATAATATGGATAATTCTGATAATATTTTAAATCAAAAACGTCATAAAAGAACACAACGAAAGTATCCTAAAATTGAAAATTTTGATACAAATAAAGTTAATTCAGTTCTTCAAAAAATTCATGATAATCTTGATAAGGATGATGAAGAAGAAAATGATAGTTTTAATCCTCCTCCAAACCCAGAATCCGCAGGTGTTGAAAAAACAATTCCGAAAACAGAAAATTTTGTTTCTTTAGGTAGTTCATCACAATTTTTAGGTAAATCACCTTCTCCAAATTACGAAGGTGGTGATGATTTAGATTTAAATGATTATAAAAATTATGGTGACAGCAAGACTGCTGAAGAATATTATAATCGAATTATACCTGGTTACAAAAATTCAGTTAATAGACCATATTATAATTCAAATTATATTAAAGAAAATATGAATGATAATTCCAATGATGTATTATTAAAAAAAATAAATTATATGATATCTTTATTGGAGGATCAAAAAGATGAAAAAACAGATAATGTTACGGAAGAAGTAATTCTTTATTCTTTTTTGGGGATATTTATAATATTTTTAGCTGATACCTTTGTTCGAGCTGGAAAATATGTACGTTAATATCATAAAATATATATTATGTAAACTATTTAAACCTATAATATTATGTAATGGTAACATGGTTAAATACATTATAATTCATAATAAGCATGAAGGTTGTTATGATTTTCATTGTTATCAGGATGAAGTAGCAAGAATTCGATTGACATCAATTACTATTAATCCGCCAATAATATTTATGTTTGATACGAGGGATGAGGCACAAGACTTTTTCGAAGATTATATTAATGATATAGATTGTATTGATATAAAATGTAAAAAAGGCGAAGACGTTGAACATGTAGATTATTGTACATGTGGATGTGTAGAGTTAGATGAAAAAGAAAATCCTATTTTATTTTATAACAAAAAAAACCAAATTTTTTTATTGGAACATGGTCCACAAGTATTTATGCCTCAACATGAATTAAGAAATGACATAAAAAATTTAAATTTGACAAACAGTATTATTCGTAAATGTAAAACATTAACTCGTGAGCAAAGAAAGAAATATATTGAATTAGGTAAATATTGTGAAGAATGTAATATTATTGGTAAAGCTGAAGGTGAAGTGTCGGATGGCGAAGACAATGGTAAAAGTATATTTGATGATGATGATGAAGATGATAAAAAATATAAAAAAAAAGTAAATGAAGTAGACACTAAAAAGCAAGAAGAAAACGTAGTTATATCTATTTCCAATCCTAAAACTCAAGAAGAAACAAAATCAGACGAAAATATTAAATCAAGTAAAGGTTCTAAGAAGAAAGATACTACGACAAAAGAAAAAACAACGAAACCAAAGGAAACTACACAACCAAAAAAACCGAGAAAAAGTAAAAAAAATGAAGAATAAAATATAATTTAATTAATGATTAAAGTTTTTTTTGGATTAAACGTAGGATAAGCAAAATTATAAAAAAAATACGCTGTAGGGCTAACTATTAGAGGTTTTGTTTTTAACATTATGTTATTTATAATAATATCATTATGTGATATATTTTCTATAGCCGAAAATCCAAAAAAATTTTCAGCAGCAATTTTCCAAAAACTTATTTTAAATCCTTGAATAAATATATTTTCATCACAATTAGATATAGAAGCAAATAAACTTAATACTTCAAGTCCTTTTTCAATTTGTACACATGATTTTCTAAAAAAATAACAACATTGTATTTGATTATCACATATTATCACATAAATAAAAATATTTTTTGTTTTTATTAATTCTATTATATTTGTAATTTCTGAAATTATAATAATATCAAAATTTTTATTATTATGTATAATAAAATCATGTAGAAATCTAAAATTTTGTGGATTTATTTCCAATAATTTATATTCGCCCGATAATTCACAAGGTTTTGTCCATGTATCAACTCGAAACCCATAAGTAGAATATATACACATTGGTACTATTCCAGTTAATTCATCTTCTCTCTTAAAAAGAGAAACAACAATACTTTTGTTAATATATCTTTGATTATAATGATGTGTTTGAATTATTTGGGGCGCTATACCTTTTTTACGCTTATTTTGCTCAACACATAAGTAATCAACATAATAAGCTTTAAACTTAACGATAGTTTCACTATTATTGATAATGATATGAATTGGTCGTGTCGTCATTGTACCAATTATTTTGCGATCATCCATTATAGTGCCTTTTTTTAAGTTAACCATAAGATTATTATCATAATAAAAAGAAATCAATGACTTATCGTTATGGCTAGTAAAATATGGGATTATGTTTTCTGATGATGGAGAGAAAATATTATCTTTATTTTGTAAATAATGAATTTTAATTAGATTTATAAATCGTTGCTTTTGTATTGATGTCAATTCAGAAAAAATAATTGTATCAATGTCTTTAAAATTAGTGTATTTGTTTTTTTCTGGTAATGATTCTTGAATTATTCCAGGTGGTTTAAAATAATAACTCAAATCATATACATGAAATACTGGTTGTAAAACCCAAAATCCATATTTTAAACGTATATAAATATAAATAATGAATAAAATAAGTATTCCAAAGCATAAAATATATGATAAATAATCTAACATAATTAAACCTCAGATTATTTAAGTAAAATAATTAACGATTTATATGTAATCAAAATAATTTGTAATTTTGTTTTTTTCTGTTATTATTGATTTATTGTTATATCTGTTGAGAGCTTCTGTATAAATTTGAATTGCTTTATTTTTATCTCTAAATTCACCAACTATAACTTTTTTATTTTCCAAATCTTTATAATGTTGAAAAAAATATTTAATTTTTTCTAATGTATGGTAATTCATATTACCGTTAAGTATACAAGAATAATTAACTGGATTAAAGTTAGGATCTATTTTTGCGATAGGACATAAAATAAGCTTAGGATCATTACCTTCATCATCTTCAGTTTC